ATATATGCTTATGACAAGAATGACAGGATATGTGTCGATTCATAAAACACTTAATGGCATCAAGAATCAGGTCTATCAGGTGCGAGATCAAACATTTGGGTATTGATAAATGGCAGAAGAATTTGATATAGGAACGTTAAGTCCTGCTGATAAAAAAGAGATAAAAGCATTTCAAACAATCAGAGACACGTTGTTTCCTGATGGCAATATACCCACACGTGATGAAGTTGAAGCAAAGATAAACTCAGGTAAATTTACCGTGCGTGATGCTTATCTTGCTAAAATGTATACTCAAGGGATGGATACTGCTCCACTCGTCAAGGAGTTTCCTGACACAAAAGAATTTGCTAAAAAGTTTGAACAATCATTTACTTTGAAAAGATTAGAAGCTGCGGCACAACCAAAAGGATTTGCTGACAATCTATCAAAAGCTATAAATCAAGTGTCATTAGACGATCCGTATGATGAAGTAAGTCAAATCCTTAAAGATAGGGGACCTCTTAACAGTGCTATAGATAAAGTTAAAAAGGGAAAGTTTCCTACAGGAATAAAAGGGTCACAAAAATTAGGAAAAGAATTAGGAAAGTATAGTCCTCAGTTAATTCAAGCTATAGGAAAAGGTATAAGTGAAATACCTGATGATAATATAAGAGCAGCGGTTGTAGCTCAACTCTTTGGGTCAAGACAAGTTGATATTTTTGAGATGAGAACAACAAAAGAACTTGCAGGAAGAGGTGTTCAAAAAAGACCGTACTTTGACCCTGAAACAGGGGAGCAAGTAAATCCTGAAAGAGGTTCACGTAAACAAGCAGGTCCTACAAAAGTTATGCCACCTGTGACTGCTGAACTTATGAGAAAGATGCACTCAAAAGCAGGCATCACAGGAGAGATGTTTCCTAATTTAACAAATAACAAAATAGATAACGCTTTAAAACAATATGTGTTTAAAGCTATACCAAAAAATGTGCTTGATAGATTAGATAAAGCTCCAAGCACGTTCACTGATTTACGAAGAATAACAGCAGCATTTGTTCTTAATCAATTAGGTGATCCACAATCAGCATCTGAAATTATAAGTCATAAAGGTAATTTAGATGATAAAATTGATAAAGTAATGTTAAAATTTTATGCTGATCAAGATGATAAAAATATATTAAAAAGAACACAAGGTTTAGTTTTATTTGAAAAAGAACTTGCAAAAGGATTAGGTGTAAGAAGTGCAAAACAACTTGGAGTAAAATTAAAGTTAGGACTACCTAAAGAATTTAATGCGACCTATCCAGAAGTTGATTTAAAGTTTGACGACAAAGGTAAGGTTATAGTTGATACAAAACCTGCTACCAAAGAACAAATCATACGTGGTGAAAAAATAGAAGCAGCTCAAGATTATGAATCAGAGCAAGATGCGTTTTTGAGAGGGGAACAAAAAAAAGAAAAAGGTATTACATTAGCAGAAAAAAATCTTGAAAGACAAAAAAAGCTTCAAGCTGAAAAAGAGTTATTTGCTGAAACTAAAAAACCTGAAGTAAAAAAAGACGGATTCCAAACCTACATAGATGAAAACCCAGATGACATAGAGAAGATAAAACAAAGAAAGAAAAGTAAGTTTGGGATGACATCAACAAATAAAAAACTTCTTGGTTTATCAGGTCCTTTAGCATATATGGGATACAGAGGTTATAAATCAGAGTTGATAGATCAAGGATATACAGAAAAAGAAGCTCAACTTACAGCCAGTCTTTTTACTGCAGCAGACTTTGTGCCATACATAAGTGGAGCAAAAATGATTCTTGAATCATCCACCGTAGCAGCTTCAGAACGTGATCCCTTTAGTCAGTTTAGAACGATGGAAGAAGAGGGTCAAAGAGTTATAGATGTATCTAAAGAAAGAGACTTTAGACAAGATATTTCACCTCAACTTGACGATGAACAGGAAGTTGGGAAGGAAATGATGCTCAAATATAAACGTGAAACAGCTTTACAAGATATGAGAGCAAAAACCAAAAGTAAATTGGATGAACAATTACAACAACTAAATTTAGGGAGACAGTAATGGCAGATAATATTAATCAAGGTGCAGCTTACATTATGGGATCAGATAAAGTATCAGTAAATGATGCTCAAGGTTCTGACAAGTTGTACAGAGAGGGTCTTGAATTTACAACTGAGACTAACCCAGATGTATTAACACAAGACATGCCAAAGAAGCAAACAAAACCAACTGTTGAAGCTTCTTTATTTTCAATGGCTGACGACAGAAACTACTTCTAAAACAAGGTATAATCATGGCAGAGTATGGTTCAGGGTTTATCAATTCCGAAGATGAAGAACCGATAAACATACAAAATTCTGAAGAATTGATGCCCGGACTTGCAGGGTATATTAGAAATAAATTTGAAGATTCTGAAAACGGTAGAAGAAGTCACGAACAAAGATGGCTAAAAGCATATAAAAACTTTAGAGGTATATATGATTCTACAACTCAATATCGTGATTCAGAAAGATCAAGAGTATTTGTAAAGATTACAAAGACAAAAGTTCTTGCAGCTTATGGTCAAATTATTGATATACTTTTTGCAAATAAAAAATTTCCGTTGGTTGTGCAATCAACACCAATACCAGAGGGTATAGCAGAGTTTGCTCATCTTGAAACACCTTTAGATCAGGCTATAGATCAATATGGATTCAAAGGAGACGGAAGAGAGATTCCCCCCGGAGCTACTCAAGCTACACCTAATCTAGATTTTTTAGGAGGTATGGCTGACAAGTTTCCTAACGCACCTTTACATGAAGGTCCTGCTCGTATGGGAGAACCTCAAATATCTCCTTCAGCCGAAGCCGCACGAAAAATGGAAGAACTAATACACGATCAGTTATTAGATACAAACGCAACAAATGTCTTGAGACACGCTATATTTGAAGCATGTTTGATGGGAACAGGTATTGTAAAAGGACCTTTAAATTACAATAAACAAATTCATAAATGGACAAGAACTGAAATGGGTAGAGAATATACACCTTACTCAAAAGAATGTCCAAAGATAGAGCCTGTATCATTATGGGATTTTCATCCTGACCCTGCAGGAACGAGTGTTGAAGATTGTGAATATATCATTCAAAGGCATCGAATGAATAGACAACAACTCAAAGCTTTAACAAATCGACCTTATTTTAATAAAGAAGCTATTGAAGAATGTTTAGCAAAAGGGCCTAATTACGAAGACAAATACTATGAAGATACAATAAGAGATGATGAAACAGAACCGTATTACCAAGAAAATAGATTTGAAGTTCTTGAATACTGGGGTGTTATTGACACAAAATTTGCTGATGAGGTAGGATTAAATTTACCTGATTCGGTGTCAGAGGTTGATCAAATACAAGTAAATGCTTGGATGTGTGGTAGCATAATACTAAGATGTGTTCTTAATCCATTTACTCCTGCACGATTACCATTTCACGTTTTTCCTTATGAAATAAATCCATATCAAATATGGGGAGTTGGTGTTGCAGAAAATATGGAAGATGCACAATTACTTATGAACGGACACGTTCGTATGGCAATCGATAACCTAGCGTTAGCAGGTAACTTAGTATTTGATATAGATGAAGCAAGCTTAGTCCCCGGTCAAAATATGGATATATTCCCCGGTAAAATATTCAGACGACAGTCTGGTGTGACTGGCACAGCAATCAACGGATTAAAGTTTCCAAATACTGCAGGTGAAAACTTACAGATGTATCAAGTATCAAGACAACTTGCAGATGAAGAAACAGGGATACCATCCATAATGCACGGACAAACAGGTGTAACTGGGACTGGTAGAACTGCTGCAGGGCTATCTATGTTGATGGGATCAGCAGGATTGTCTATGAAAACAGTAATAAAAAACATAGATGATTACTTATTAAAACCAATGGGGGAAGCATATTTTCAATGGAATATGCAGTTTAATGATGACGCAGAAGATGTAGAGGGAGATCTTGAGATTAAACCTCGTGGAGTCGCAGCAGTGATGCAAAAAGAAGTACGAAGTCAAAGATTGA